AAAATTTACGTTAGTTACCATTGGATTTTCTACTGATTCTCTCATGAAAGAACCTCCTAATTAAATTATCTCTACACTTATGTACTTGCATTTCTTAAGTAAATTAGGACATTTAAACACAAAAAAAGACTGAGGAAAAATCCTCAGCCCTTTAAAATTAATATTAAAATTAATGTCAAAATCATAATTAACATTAATGTTGACACTATAAACCAATAACGTTTAGGTTTCTTAGGTTCATATAAGATCAAAAATGTTTCTATAATCTCTCCTAGAAAGTCCCACATATTATAGGAATAGACCTACCATTGTAGCTGTTAGGATAGAACCCATAGTAGCAACTAAAAGCATTTTTAGACCGAATCCAGCAACTTCTTTTGCTTTCTCTCCGTTGATCGCTTGAACACATCCTAAGATAATTCCAATACTAGAGAAGTTAGCAAAACTGATTAAGAACGCTGAAATAATACCTACAGTTTTATGTGATAAGTGAGGAATCATTTTCATGAAATCCATCATAGCAACGAACTCATTAGCCATTACTTTAGTTCCCATAACTGAACCAGCGTTTAATAGATCAGCGTGCGGAATACCCATAATAAATGCGATAGGGTAGAATACATAGCCTAGAATTTCTTGTGCTGTTAAGCCCACAGTAGAAGTTAATACAAAGTTAACTAAAGCAAGTAAACCAATGTAAGTAATAAGCATAGCCCCAACAATTAAAGCAACCTTACCACCGTCTAAAGCACCGTTCCCTACAGCTTCAAAGAAGTTCTTCTCTTTAACTTCAATTTTAATTTCTTCTTCTACAGCAGATTTCTTAACTGGTGCAACTAGAGAAGATACGATTAAACCTGAAAATACGTTAAGAGGTAAAGCGATTAAAACGAACTCAGCAGGAATCATCTGCATATAAGCACCTAGAATAGAACATGAAACAGAAACTAAAGAAGTAGTAGTTACTACAAACAAACGGTTACCGTCAAGTTTTCCTAAATGATCTTTAACAGAAATAAGTGCTGTAGTGTCACCGAAAATCATAGAGTTAACAGCCGTGAATGATTCAATTTTAGGTAGTCCAGTGATTTTAGAAACTAATCCACCAATGTACTTAATTGCTAAAGGTAGTACACGGATATAGTTAAGAATTGCAAGTAAAGCAGAAACGAAAACGATCATCATTAATGTGTCAACAAAGAAAAGTCCTTTGCCTGACAGATCACCAAATACAAATGAAATTCCATCGTTACCGAATGAAAGAACCTTTGTAAATACGTCAGTAACCCACTTTAAAATTTTGCCACCAATAGAGGTATTAAGCATGAAAGCAGTAATAGCAACTTGAATAGCAAGCATGATACTGATACCCTTATAATTAATATTCTTTTTGTCATTTGACATTAGGAATGCTACAGCTAATACTACAAGCACACCTAAAATACCGATTAAAATAGACATGTCTTATTCTCCTTTGTTTTACCTTATTTGTTATAGAGGCGTGGTTGAACTTCACGCCCCTTTGTTTGTTTCCATACATTTCTAACCATTAAGCCATAAAGAACTAATATAATTGCTGGTAAGATCATTTTAAATTCAGCTTTTCTTTTACTGCATCTGCAACCCGTTTAGCGTCCTCAGGGTTATTAACTACATCTGTCTTATCCATATCAATAATAAGAACTTCACTAGCTGAATAATGCTTAGTTACCCATTCATCGTAACCACTCCATAAAGTACGGTAGTAGTCGATCAATGATTGATCTTGTTCAAAGTCTCGACCTCTTAAGCCAATACGGAACATTACAGTTTCAAAGCTTGCCTTAAGGTACACCATTAAGTCAGGTGCTTTCTTGTAGGGTAACCCGTCAATTTCTTTCATCATTTCATTTAATAGACCTTCATAAACTTGAAACTCTAAAGCTGAAATTCTACCTAAGTCATGGTTAATTTTTGCAAAATACCAGTCCTCATAGATTGATCTATCTAAGATATTACGATTATCCTTGTATGCTTGTTTGATAGATTCAAAACGTGTTTGTAAGAAATAAAGCTGTAGTAAAAACGGGTATCGTTTAGCTTGAATTTCTTCATCTGTTGACGTATAGAACAAAGGTAAAATAGGATTGTTTTCTACTGACTCATAGAAAACTTCTGAACCTAATTCATCCCCTAATAACTCTGCTACACTTGTCTTACCTAATCCAATCATTCCACCTATTACAATCACTGACATTTACCTCACTTCCCTTAAGTTAACTTAATGTATATTTGTTCATTACTGCCATGAAAGACTCAAACTGTGCTGGTGTTCCTTCAAAAACAATTCCTTGAATATCTACTTTGAAAGGTGTTGCATCACTTAAAATCTCTAAAGCTTCTGTAGCTTCTCCTACTAATTCTTGTAGCTTTTCAATTCCAGTAAATTCTAAATCTGCTACAGCTTTAAACTGGTGAACATCTTTAACAATACGGTTAATATATTCAGGCATTGCACACCAAACAGAACCCACAGTATTAAATGAAGTTCCTTGATCTGTTACACGAATGTTTACATCATTATAGTTACCTGACGCATCAATTGAAATAATTTCACCAATAAATCCATTATCATGTTCTACAATTTGACCAACTTTTAATTTACTTAATTCCATTTTAGTTACCACCTTTTCGTTTTTGGTAAAAGCATTTTCGACACATCGGTTTATATTCATCTGCACCTAGTTCTATACGTTTTCCGTTAGGTTCTTTGTAAGATACCCAAGCGTCATTACCGCACTCTGTACATACTGCATGAAGCTTTACAACCTGTTCAGCAGTAGCCATTAAACTAGATGTAATAGTAAAGGGTTTACCTTCAAAATCAAGATCAAGACCAGCTACAATAACTGTAGTTCCTTCTTCTAATAAAATGTTAATCACTTTTAGAATGTCCTCATGAAAGAATTGAACTTCGTCAATTAAGATCACGTCAACCTTAGGAGGCATAATCAAAAATAGAGTATGTGGAATGTCTGTACTTAAGCTTAATGCTGGAACTGTTTTTCCATCATGAGTTACTATTTCTTCTTCACTATAACGATTATCAAAGTCAGGCTTAATATAAAGAACCTCTTTACCAGCCCGTTTAAGTCGTTTGCCTCTACGCTGTAACTCAGTAGATTTTTCTGCAAACATACCGCCACAAATTACAGTTAACATTAAATAGTCACTTCCTTATGAATTACTTTATTTGCAATTCTCCAAACAGTGTGATAAGATGTATCGAATTTATCAGCAATATCATGAAAAGCCATTTTATGTTCAGAATGTAAAGCACGTTTGATTTCTCTTACTTTTTCTTTAGTAAGTCTCTTACCTTCTACTAATCCACTAGCTACAGCATGTTTAATATTCTCTGACTGAGTAATAACTTCTAAGTTAGAAAGTTCGTTATTTCCTTTGTCACCGTCAATATGGTTTACTGTCATTCCTTCCAAGTCGTAACCTGCAACATGTGCAATGATTGTGTGAACTGTGAAAGTGTGTTGCTTTCCGTTGTGGTTAGTGCTTACTTGCATGTATCGGCTATTTGACGGGCGGTTTCCTACAGGCTTTCCACGTTTTCCGTAAACTGTGCCTGTTTCAATATCTACAGTGAAAACACCTTCATCTAATAGCATTTGTAGTTCTTCAATTCGTTCTCGTTTCATTGTTAATCTCTCCTAATAATTTAATGCCTTACACTTATGTACTTGCAGATCAGTAGTGAATTAGGACATTAGGAGAAACAAAAAAAAGACTGGTTTTTATAACCAGCCCTTTTGTAATGCTAAAGCTAAGGCAACACCTACAGCGTCACTTTCATCATTAGTCTTGTATTTATACTTACCTACGTAACTTTCTAAAGCCTCAGCTAATTCTTCTTTACTTGCCTTACCATTTGTAGTAATAGCTTTCTTTACTGAGGTTGGGGAAATCTCAAAAAATTCTTCAATCTGTTTCCGATATAGCGTAAACATAAGTACACCTAGAGTGCGTTGAATTTGCTGTGTAGCTATAGCGAACTTATTAAATCCTTTTTCAAATACGATAGCATCAAAGGTATACCGTTCTAATACATCTTTGAACCATTCATATATTTGATATAGCCGATAGCCTGTAGAATGCTTACTTAAAGTTTTACAGTGACTTACCTCTAAGACAGTTGCCTTACCTTCACTTACCTTAACTACAGCGTATGCAGGGCAAGCTAGTGAACTGTCAATACCTAAGATAATCATAGACCTACCTCGCCACAAATACCTTTAAATGGACAGAACATACATTTACTAGGGTTAGGTTTTGAAATCTCACCTGTTTCAATGTTCTCTGCAACTCTAGCCCACTTATCAAGTAAACGTTTCTTATCTGCTTCTGTAACCTTATAGTAAAAGATTTTAAAGTCAGGGCGTGCATTTTCACCTGTTGACCACTTATCTTTTGCTACTGATTCATAAGTAATTAACCATTCGTCTACATCAAACAAAATCGAATAAGCCACAGTTTGCATACGGTGACTAGGTGCAGGTTCTTTTAATTGTTTAATCTGTGCTACACTGTTAGACTTTGTTTTATATTCAAAACCTACTTTAGTTCCATCCTTATATGTTAGAACTCCATCGCACATGCCGAAAATTACGAACGTTTGATTATTGTGTTCAATGATCTTCCAACCTTCTATATTCTTTTCCCAAGCTGGCAAGCCATTCTCTAAACGGAACACTACAAATTCAGGTTCTTCTAATACTATTTCAGCTTCCAATAATTGTCTCTGAACTGCACCATGTACAGCCGTTGAATTTCGTGTCCATCTACGCTGGAAAGGGTGTCCAGTTTCTTCATCCTTCTGTGCCTTTAATGCTTTAAAGTAAAGTTCACGTTCACACTTATCTGAACTAGACGGGCTAAAACGTGGAATATCTGTAGGATAAGTTTTCTTAGTTTTCATTACCTTAATGGCATGTTCCTGTTCTTTTAAGAGAAGTTCTTCCACTTCTACAATGTCAAAATAATCTTTGCTGTTTACGTCCTCTAAATGCTTAGTGAATGCTGAAATTAATTCTTCGCCCCGTGCTTTACTTTGCTTCTTTTCACGTACTTGATTTGTTAGTTCTGTAGGTTTAGTTAGTAAACTCATTATGCCCCGTCCTCTTTTCTATATAATAAAAAGAAGTAGCTATTAAGCTACCTCAAAGAATCGTTTAACTGGTGTTAGATCGCCCCACACATTCCCTAGTTCTCCATCAGTTGCAGAAGGAATGTTATTTAATTTAACTGTTTCTGTCATGATCTTCTCGAACATTGCAACTTCTTCTCTAGTAACATCTTTAGGAACTCTAAAAAGAAGTTCATCATGTACACATGCCAATAAAGCAAAAGAACGATTTTCAGTAGAAAGTTCTTTACACTTCTTATCTCCTTCAATCATGCACTTTTTAGTTTGAATTGCAGAAGTCCCTTGAATCTTTGCATTAGTAGAATAAGTGTCATAAACTCTCTGTGGGTTACGACCTCTAAAGAAAGGAAATCTTCTCTTACGTGATAGATCGCCTAGTTTCATTTCTACATAGCCCTGTCTGCAAGCCTCATTCGTATTACTTCTTACGAACTGTGCTACATAGGAGAACTTTTCATAGAATGTATCAATCATTTTCTGTGCTTCTTTTCTGCTGATACCTAATGAACTTCCTAAAGAGTTAGCACCCATTTGATACATGATCGCTAAAACTACTACCTTAAATTCTTTACGTTCTTTTGTGTCGCTACCGTCAGGATTTTTATAACAAGCTTCATAAGGTTTCCCGTAAAACTCACTAGCTAACGTAGCGTATAGATCACGACCTTTTCTATAGTTCTCTAGTAGAATAGGTTCTTGTGTATAGTGTGCTAACATTCTCGGTTCTTGTGCTGAGAAGTCAAGCCCTAAGATTAAGCTATTATCGTCCACTCTATAAATACGTCTTGCATATGGTGGAATTTGCTGTAAGTTAGGTTCTTTAGAACTAAATCTTCCAGTTCTCGCCCCGTTTTGGGAAAATGAACCATGTACCTTACCGTCAGGTTGAACAAAGTCACGAATACGAGAAATGAAATCCTTATTTAATTTATGCTTCTCTCTATAGTCCAATAGAGTTTTAACAATAGGGTTACCCTTGAATTTCTTAAGTTCATCTTTTGCCGTGCTTTCTACTTCAATTCCTGCATTGTTTAATGCTGGTAAAAGTTGCTTAGGAGAATCAAAGTTAATATCACCTAATTTGCGTTTCAATTCTTCTACTAATTCATCTACTTCTTTTCCTAGTTCTACAGAAACTTTGTCAGCTTCATCTAGTACAGGAATAAAGCCTTCACGTTCCATTTCAAATACCACTCTAATTAATGGTTGTTCCACTTCCGTATAATACTTATATAAGCCTTCCTGTTTCTTAAGGTGTTCCATTTGAAACAAGAAAAGTAGTCCAGTAACATGAGTGTCTTTACATGCGTAATATCTTGCATACTTTAATGCCACTTCGTTAAATGGTGTTTTACCGAAAAGAGTTCCAAAAGTTTCAGCTTCTAATTTCAAATATTTAGGAACTAATTCTTTTAGCTTGTATGACATTTCATTTTCGTTTAATACTTTCATAATCTCCTGTGTACAGTGAACTTTACCTTTACACTCAATCTTGTAATTTGCGAATTGGTGGAGGTCAAACGTGGCATTATGAAACACGTATTCTTTATTTTCAAAACCTAAAATAAGTCTGATAGCTTCTAGTGCATAGTCTATATCTTCTACGTTTCCTTCATCATGACTAAGAGGAATGTAGTAATGAAGATCAGCGTTAATTGCTGTAAATGACACCCCAACAATCTTATCTCTACCGTACAAGTTAAGCCCTGTAGTTTCCGTGTCTACGGGTATGATAGGTTCTTTCTTTAGGGTAGATACCATTTCTAAAATCTGATCAGATTTCATTACTAGAATGTAATTGTCAGGCGTTTCCTTTACCATTTTTTCTAACATTTCTTTACGTCTTGATCTAACTAAAGCTTCATACAATCTCTTTGCATGTGCCTTAGTAAACTTCTTCATATCGTCTACACCTTTTGAAATCTCACCTGAAACAATCGCCTCATAGACCATTTGCATTTTCTCTTTCTCTGACTTGCTTAAATTAGTTTGAAAGATACCTGCTTTTCTAGTTCCAGTATGCGTAGTATATCCAGTGAACCAAATTTCCCCGTCTGTAGGTTGATAGAGTTTCGCTTGCTTCTTAGCCTCAGCTTCTTCAATTCGTTTCCGTTTAGCTTCTTCTTTCTGCTTATCAGCATTAAGTGATAGATTAAATTCTAAGTCCATATAAAATCACTCCTTCACTTATGTACTTGCCAAAAGACACAAAAAAAGGACATTCCATTTACAGGAATGCCCCAAGCTGAATGAGTGAAAAATTTAGTTTTGGATTTTGTCAGTTAATCCGTCAATCTTAACTAAGCCGTTTTCGATCTGTACAAGACCGTTTACAGATTGAGATTGAATATTATTAATTTGTTGCTGTAATTGCTGGAACTGCATAGCTAACATAGGGTCAGCTTGACCAGCTAATTGTGCTAATTGCTGTAATTGAGATTCTACAAAGTCAAATTGTTGTAAAGTTAATTTAGTATTTGAAGCAACAGTTTTTAGTGCTGTAACCTCTGCGTCAATTTGATCTCCTACTCTAGCACTTTTCATACCTAAACCGAATGATTGTAACATAAATAATTCCTCCAATAATTTTAATTTTATAGTTAATGTTAATGTTAATTTTAAAGTTAATATTAAGGTGCTTGCCCCTGTCTCTGACATTCAGGGAGGCGTGTTAGTGGCAATCCCCAAGCACCGTTAATATTTTAGAAATCGTCTGTAGGGTCTACATCGCCTTCTACATCAGTGTTTGAAATAGCGTCACTGAAATAATCGTCTACAGGGAATCCAGCTTGTTTAAGTGCTTCAATTTGCTGTTCTACAGTACGTGGAATTAATACAGCTTCAAAGTCCTTAATTTCTACTTGTACTTCATCAGCAGAAGCAAAGCCTTCTTTACCTTTTTCATCAAGTTTTAAGATTGGGTTTAAGCTATAAACCGTTTCAGTTTTGTTACCTGTGCGTTTGAAATTAAATGCTAAAACGTCACCGTCCAAAATGCTTTCTTTATATTCTTCAATATCAGAAATCATCTTAGTTGCTTGCGTTTTTGAACAATCCCAAAAGCGAACTTGCTTCATATCAATGTCATAAAGTGCGAAGATATAGCGTTTCTTTGCCTTTAACTTATCGAACCCTTCAATGCCTGAATTTGAGGCAATACAAAGTGGGTCTAACTCACCTGACATTGGTGTAAGGCAAGGTTGAGTATAGATGCCTAAGTTAAAATCTCCGTGTGCCTTGTATTCTACATAATCAGTTAAACCTAGTAGACGTACACGAACACTCTCATTCTCTTTAAGACGAATGTAAGCAGTTTTTAAATCAACGTTCTTTCTTGAAGCAGAAGCCTTAGCTTCTTCACCTTTAGCTGTAAATAATGACATATAATTTTCCTCCTAGTAGCTTTCTATAAGCTGAAATTGAGGCAACAGTTTAAAGACTTAATGCCATTGGTCAGGGAATTTTTACAATTTCATAGGAGAAAAAGTCTATGCTTAGAACACCCGTTCTCTTTCC